GATCCCTGCGACGAGAAATAGGCGCCGTCGAGCGCCTCCTCATCCGGGTTAGTCCAGTCCTCGCCGATCGGTTCCCCGCTGTAGGGGTCCTCGATGATGCCCGCACGTTGGCGGACGAACGCCTCGCCGAATGCGAAGCCGTCTCCCCCGCCGTCGATCCAGTCGAGCGCGGTACTCATCGTGAGCCCCACTCGAGCCGGTACGTCGACAGGGTCTCCTTCTCCATCGCGAGGAGAGGTATCGAGATCGGTGCCCCGCCGGCGGACGCGTACGAGACGCTCGCGCCGTTGACGGACTGCGACGAGATCACGCCGCCAGCCTGCGGCCCGCGCTTCGCCGCGCCGACGATGACCGCCGCCACCTCGGGCACCTCTTCGAGGTCATACCCGTGACGGAGTGCCACCGAAACTCGGCCAAAGCGTGGCGTCCACCTGCCCGATTGCAAGCGCAGCATGCCCGCTCGCGACGTGTCGACGTCGGCTGTCACATCGACGCCGTCGTTCATGACGGAGACGAGCTCCACGACACGGAGCGACGGCAGGAGAATGTCCCTGCCGCCGCTCCCGTCGAGGGTCAGCGTCTCGTCGATGATGGGGGCTACGTGCCAGCCACAGAAACGCCGGACGGCGCCGTGCGCAGCTTTCAGCCAGAACGCCGCGTTGACCGCGGTCGTCTCGCCCACGATGGGCGGGATCGGGTCAGGCATGTGGCCCCCTTCCCATCACTTCGCGGCAGGTGCCTGGCGACCGCGCTTGACCGTCTCCGGTTCACGCACCTTGGTCGTCTCGGGCTCCTTGACCTTCGTTGCGGCCTCGTCCGACTTCTCGTCGTTCTTCGAGTCGGCGTCGAGCTCCTTGCGGCGCTCAGCGATCTCCTTCTCGAAGTCAGCACGCTCCTGAGCAAGCTGCTCCTCGTGCACACGACGGGTCTCGTCGAGCTCGGCCTGCAGCTCTGCTCGCGCCTTCTCCGCCTCGACCGATGCCGCCGACTCGACAGGGACGTTCGTCCTTACAGCAGCGACGATGTCTTCACGCTCGGCGTCCCGTTTGCGGTACCGGACGTTGTCCTTCACGACGATGTTCGCCATCACTGACCTCCCTCTTCGGCGCCGGCGGCGAGCTGCACGACGGCGAGCTTGGCCGGCTGGCGGAACAGCTGCAGGGCGCGCAGCTCGGCACGGACGTACACGAGGTTGCGCTGGGCGTAGTCCTTGTGCTGGTTGAACGCGAGGATCGCCAGTGCCTCGAAGATCAGCAGCTGGAACGCCCGGAAGTCACCCATCAGCGCCTGCCCCTTGGGCATCGCGGCCGACGTGACGCGGGGAACAGCCCAGATCGACTGCGGCCCCGTACCGAACGGGCCGTTGCCGTAGAAGCGGCCCATGTCGTCCTTGAGGAGATCGAACTCCTCGTCGTCCTCAGGGTTGAGCACGATCGCCTGCGGTGCCGTCGACGACGTCTCCCACAGGAGCGTCTTGCCCTTCCGGACCGACGTGACCGCGTCCGTCGCGAACGCCTGCTGCAGAACACCGGTGGTGTTCATGATGCCGTTCGGCTCGTCGTTGTCCTCGTCGCCCACGAGCACGACCCGCTCGATCTCGTCACGCAGGTTCTGCGTCAGGATGCCGTTGATCAGCGATGCGAGCGCGCCGTCGTCGTTGAGCTCCTGCTGCGTCGCCTCGATGCCGTCGGCGTAGGTGTGAGCCTTCGCGTCGGCCGTGCGGGTCTGCAGATCCGAGATCGGCTTGAGGCCGTCCGACGGCGCCGTGCCGCCGGGGGCCGTGGTGCCGTACTCGCGCACGATCTTGGCGTTGTTCGTCACCGAGATCAGCTGACGGTACTCAAGCCACGCGGCATCCGTGGTACCGACCGTGATCAGGTCGAGGAGCGTGTTCGGCTTCCGGTAGGTGACATCCTCGATACCCGGCAGGCGGGTCGGGGTCGTGTCGCCGTTGTCGACCGTGTTCAGCGGCGCCTTGATCGCCCGCATCGAGGCCTTCTTCGACGTGACGCTCTTCGCCTCGATCGAGATCGGGGTGCCCTTCGCGACACCGTTCGGGTGACGCTCACGGAACGCCTTGAGCGCCTCCGAACCCACGAACGCGTCGCCGACCGATTCGGCGGCACCCTCACGACCCTTGCGCGATTCGCGCTCCGGCGCGGGCTTCTCGTCTTCGACGGTGACCGCCGACTTGAGCGCCGCGGCGGCGTCCTCCTGCGCCTTGATCTTTGCCTGCACCGCGTCGATCTCCGACTTCAGCTCGGGGATGCGTGCGACGTCTTCCTCGGTGAGGTCGTCCGCCGACTTCTTACTGAGTTCCTCGACCTCTGCGAGCAGGGCCGCCAGCTTTGCCTTGAGATTCATTTCAGGCTCCTTTCTCGGCCCCGCGGGCCAGGTTGGTGAGAGTGAGCAGCGCGGCAGCCTTCTGCTGCGCCAATGCGAAAGCCCCCGAGGATTCGGGGGCTGGGTCTGCGTCACCGGGGTCCGGGTCAGCGGGTGGGGGTGCGTCGACGGGCGCCGGAGGATCCGACGTCGCGGCGACAAGCTCTGCGGCGGACTTCACGTCGATCACCCGGGTCTCAGGGTTCGAGCCGCGGAGCACGAGCGACACCTCGACAAGGTCGAACTCGTAAACGGCCCAGACGTCACGGGCGCCACGCTTCTCGAGCCGCACGGATCCGGACGGCTCGAAGCCGCCGATCGAGAACTCGCGGACGCGGCCGGACTTCACGAGCCGGTAAGCCTTTTTGCCGTCCGGGTCGTCCATGTCGAAGTCGATCGTGATGACAAGGCCTTCGTCAGTCTCCTCGCCTATGAAGCCGCCGAGGTGAGCGCCGAGGTCATCCCACTTGTGATGCCACATGAACGGGAACGGGAACTCGCCGCGGCGTTCAAGTGCATCCTTGAACGCTCCCGGCATCAGTTCTTCGTCCTGGTCGTCCACGACGCCGAACGCCGATACGAGGGCAACCACGCGCCCCAGGTCGTCGTCCGCGTCCTTGAGCGTGATCCCGAAGCTCTTGCGCGCCTCACGCACTGCTGGTGCTGCCATCTGTGCCACCTCCTGATTTTTCGTCGTCGCGCACCGTCACCGGCAAGAGCCCGCTGTGTGCGATTGGATCCAGCCCCACCGCGGCGAGCGCCGGCTCCGGCAGGAACCCCGATCGGATCAGACCGTTCGCGGCCGCGATGAGCTTCGCGAGTTCGTCGACTGTGAAGCCTCCGACCTTTGCGGCGCCTGCCTCACCGAGCGCGAGAGATGCGCCGCCGCCCTCTGTCACGCCGTCTTGCGGGGATGCCTGCCCGCCGATGAGGACGTTGAGCGGTGTGAGGATCTCGTCGGTGCCGTCAAGCTTCGGCATGTTCTGCATCGACCGTGCTTCCGCACGCGTCATCCACGGCCCTCCGACCGATGTCGAGATGACCTTGGCCTGCTCGATGAGGGAACCGTTGATCGCCGCCTGGCGGTCGAACTCGGCATAGAACTGATCGCCCGCGGCGAGCGCTGGGATGATCTCGGCGTTGAGCGCCTGCTCGAACTCTTCGAAATGCGGTCCGAGCGTGGGTCCGAACAGCATCTGCCGAAATGCGGCGATGTTCGAGAACGTGCCCTCGCGGGCACCGACCAACTCCGGCGGGACGAAGTAAGACGAGGCGACTTCGGCATCGGTGAGCTTCCGCCCCTCGATGTCGAGCGCATCGACCGGCGAGATGGTCGTGGACCAGTCCTCCCACTCCATGCCGTCTTCGAAGATCGGCGCGCCGCCGACCTTCCCCGCTCGGAAGTCACGGAACGTCTCGACCCAGCGTTGCCGCTGCGCCTCGCCCCACTTCGGGGCGTTGGCTGGCCGCTTCACGATGCCCGAGAACTTCGGGCGCTCGTCCCACAGGCTCCGACGCCACTCGACGGCCGTGGCCTGCTCGTTCAGGATTGCTTCGAGCGTCGACAGCGGCGAGACACCATCACCGGACCAGGCGTCCCACCCAGTGCCGAGAGCGATCGGGAGCTCGGTGAGATCCACTGTGCGGTTGGCGATGTTCACACCGACGAACGTGACCTCGTCCAGCGCGTTCGACTCGATGACGAGCGCGCGCGGCGGGATTCGATGCGGTACCCCATCCGGGGTGAGCACGATGCACCACCGGTCGTACAGGCACTTATCGATCGTGATCCGTTCCATCAGCTTGAAGCCGGAGCGGAATCGCTGGGGTTGGCGCATGGCGCGTTCAGCCGGCGAACCCGATGCGCGGCGGCGGTCGTTGTCTTCGAGTCGTTCGAAGACCTTGAGGGGCACGCTCGCGACGTTCCGGGCAATGAAGCCGACGACCTTCCGGAGGGATGGCTGTGTCTTCCACGCCTTCTCAGGCGAGAGCTTCGACATGCCGCGCACTGACCGGAGCGGCACCCCGGGATCTGGGACCATGAGCGCTGACGTGCCGGAACCGACCGGAGCGATCGGATCCAGCCGCACGACCTCGTCGGAGATGTTGAACGTCACCATCAGGTCATCACCTGCACAGTGAGAACGTTCTGCGCGAACACGACCACCGTGCCGGGGACATCTCCCTGGTTCGTGGTGACCTCAGCGAGACGGATGCGGCCGAACCGCCACGACCCGACGGTGCGGCCGGTGATCACCGTCCCGTCGACGAGCGATATCACGACTCGGCGTCCGGCGTTCAGGTGCAGCCGATCCATCCACCACATCAGCATCCCGCAGAGCGCGAGCGTCGCAACGACCGCTCCCATGCCCAGAGCGAAGGTGTCCATGAGCGCCTCTTTCCTAGGCCACGAGTAGCCCGTGTTCCTCGTACGCGGACGACTGAACGTCCGGTTGTTCTTCAAGCCCGTACGCCGCGTTCGATACGGCGATGAGCGGAGCAATGTCGACTGGCGATCCCGCGCGATCCCAGATCTGCACGTCGTTGAGCTTCTTCACGACGGCGCCCGACACGGCGACGTTGAGCGCTTCCTGGTTGCGGTGACGCATCCGGGCTTGGTCGACGCGGTCACCCATACGGCCCGTGGCAGCGCCAAGCGCTGGCCCGGACACTTCGATGACGGTGAGACCGAGCTTCTCGAGCGGTTCCTTGAACTCGGACGCCGCACAGCCGCGCGCCTGCAGGGCGACGAAGTCGATACCCCACTCGTCGGCGATCTGCTTCACGAGCCCGGCGACCTTGGTCATCCGGCCGACGTGGGCGATCACCTCGAGGTGTTCGAGGCCGTCCTCGCGCCACCCGGCGACACCGATCCACGTCTTCTTGCGATCGCGCGAGGTATCGATGCCGAGCACCATCGGCGACCACGGAGCGATCTCGGATCCGGCCGAGACTAGCTGGCCGTCGTAGTCGATCTCAGGCGCGTCGGCGAGCTGTGCGAATGCTTCGACGTCGAGGTGCGGCGTGATCTCCGCCGTCACCCATTCGCCGAGCACCTCCGTCCGGGTCACGAACTCCGGTTCGCCTGACTCAAGGTCGGATAGGAGTGCGTCGACTTCGTAGCCGTACCCGATCGACGGGTTCGACATCAGGTAGGCGTCGGGGTTGTCGAGCTTCGATTTCGGCGGCGCCGACCATTCGAAGAGACCCACGGACACGTCGTGCGTGTTCGCGTACTCCTCGGCCGACATGATGCCGCCGGCCACGTACTCGTCCCACTCGCCAACCGCTTCCACAGCGGCGTCGCGCAGATCCTTGAGCACGACAGACCGCTGGTCGCCCGCGGACGAGATGATCCACATCTGCGAGTTGAACGTCCCGTTCAGCGTCTTCGACACCGCGGCCCAGCCGTCCCAATTGCGTTGCTCTCGCGCCTCGTCGAAGATCGCCCGCGAGATCGAATCACCACGAGCACCGCCCGACGACAACGCGGCGATCTGGTAGCTCGCACCGTTCTGCAGGCGGATCTCCTCCGAGCCGTTCGTCGTGCCCGGCTTCGCCGTCTGAGACTGCAAAGCAGGGACGATCGCCTTCCGCTCCGCCTCCGTGAACCGCGACGGCCAGCGCGCAACCTCCGGGTTGCACCGACGCAGCACGCGCCGCCACACCTTCTTCGCCGTGTCACGGTCCTGCGCCGTGCCGAGCACCAGGAACTCATCCGCCGGCACATGCTCCGGGAACGAGTCCGAGTCGACGAACAGCCACCACAGCGCGAGCACCTCGATCAGCTTCGTCTTACCGT